TGTTCATGCCGGGCAATAACAAAGTCGTTGTCGAAAGCCTCGAACTGCCCGAGATAAAAGGGGGCAGCATACGCCACCGCCCTTTTTCGATGACACTCGAAAGCGATTATGTCGATAGTCTTATAATAGAGAGAGTTTGAGCGGATATGTTTAGAATGGTATCGGATATAGAGGTAGTCAATAACAACAACGGAGTCGTTACACGATTTCGCGGAATAAAACCTACCGCCGTCAAGTGGTCGCAGAGTGTCAAAAACTTTGCCGACACCTGTTCCATAAGCCTCCCGAAGAACCCGTATCTCTCCAATACGGTGAAAAACAATACCGTTTTCTCTGCAACGGCTTCTCGGGGAGAAACAATTTTTCACGAAGGCGACGCCGTAGAGGTACATCTTGGATATAACTACGAAAAACACCGTTTTTTCAAAGGATTCATAAAACAAATCAACTACGCACAACCTCTCGTGTTGGAGTGTGAGGGTTACTCTTATCTGCTTCGCAATGTGTCGTTTACGAAATCTTATAAATCGGCTACGATACGTCAGGTGTTGGACGACCTGACACACGGCACCGACATAAAGTTATCGCCGTATATACCGGAGATAACGCTCAAAAACCTGACTTTCAAAAATATGCCGGGGCTCAACGTATTGGAGTGGTTTCAGAAAGAGTGTCTGTGTGTCGTATATTTCGAGGAAGATACCCTGTTTGTCGGAGCCTCGAGGTACGCCATACCGCACCCTACACATAAGTTGCGTGTGGGCTGGAATACTGTCGAAGACAAGGAGCTGAAAAAAGAGAGTGCAGCGACAAATGTCTCCGTCAACCTGATGCACAAATTACCCACAGGCGAGGCGAAACGTACCCAAGCCGACAAAAGCGGGCAAGGCGGCATAAAAGAGATAAAGGTACGGACAGGATTACCCGACACATTTCTGAAAGAGGTAAGAGGCGAACTGCAAAAACAAGAAGATTACACGGGATACAAAGGCTCTATCACCGCTTTTCTAATGCCTTTTTTCGGCAAAGGCGATGTATGTCAAATCATAGACAAACGATTCCCAGACAGAGAGGGAAAGTATTTTGTAGAGAGCATCGAAGGCTCTTTCGACGACAGAGGAGGCAGGCAGAAACTAAATTTGATATATTATGGCAAAGACAGAAAGTGAAGTAAGGAGTTTGTTTGCAGAGTTTTGCAACAAAGTGGTAAAGACGGGTGAACTGATACTTGCCAATGTAGTGGAAGTAGACTCGCAGGAGCGTACCTGTACCATTATTGACGACGATACGGAGTATTACGGCGTACGCCTACAACCGATTACCGAAGGACAGAGCGGAGTCGTGCTCACCCCCAAAGCAGGGGCATTCGTATTGGTGTCGCGTATCGAAGGAGGCGACCTATACGTTATAGCGGCGTCCGAATACGACAGCCTGTCGGCGAAGATAGCCGACACCACGCTAATACTCGACAAAGACGGCATCGTAGCCAACAACGGCGACAACAGCGGAATGGTGAAAATAGACAAGATGATAGAGTGGATGAAACAAGTGTATAATGATTTAAAGAAGATACAATCGGGACTTTCCTCCCACCCGGTTGCCGGCAATGATGCACCATTAGGCTTGAAGATTGAACTGGATACCCCCAAACCCATAAAATCGAACTTCGAAGACAAGCGGTTTAAACATTGATTAAATAACGTTTAAAAAGATATGAAAGGAATTTTGTTGAAGATGAATGACAAAGCGGGCAATATCCTAATCGACAACCAACGAATGGTAGTAGGCGATATTGCCTTACAGAACGCAAAACTGATTATAGAGGCAAACAAAGGAGAGTTCAAAGAGAAACCCCTCAAAGGCGTAGGTATAAGCCGATTTGACGAAGACAATACTCCCGACCGACTGATACGTGAGATACGCCGTGAGTTCTTCGACGAAGGGTTGCATATCAATTCGCTCAAAATCGGAGCTGACGGTATCGAATTGGATGTCGATTATAAATAAACGGATAGATTATGGATAGTTTTTTTGCAACATATTATCTCGATTTACAACACAGGATACAGTCGGAGGTATCTGGTATAAAAACGGTCGAACCCGACTATGGGCAGGCAAATAAGGACAAGTGGTTGTCGGCAGCCAACTTGCCGTCGGTATTGATAGACTTCTCCGAGACGGAATACGAAAATATCGTTCTCGGCGGTACGACTGCAAACGTAGAGCTTACGTTGCGTCTTCTGACCGACATCTATTTGCCAAACCACGAATACACGCACGAGGAGATACAAAACCGTGCCATACGGCACTTCGAGTTGGAACACCGACTGGCAAAAGCTCTGCACGGCTGGCAGCCCGATAGCGGTTACGTTCAGCCCCTGATGTTGTCGAGAGCCTATACCTCAAACGATAACGGACAGAAAACGAGATTACTCAAATTCACCACTTCATACGAAGAGTACGTAGAAAAAGGTAAGAGTTTCGACATATCTGTGCCGAAATGGCAGTAGTATTTGTACAAAATATCGAGCCGACGTAATTTTGAAAAAAATATAGATAACAATGGATAACAGAACGACGACCGACAAGATAATAGTACACTGCACCGCTACGCCCGAAGGCAGAGAGGTAACGGGCAGGGAGATTGACTGTTGGCATCGTAAGGCAGGATACAACGGCATAGGTTATCATTATGTCGTTCACCTCGACGGCAGGGTCGAAAAGGGCAGAGACGAACGTCGGATAGGAGCTCATACCGTAGGGCAGAATCACTGCTCCGTCGGCGTGTGTTACGTAGGCGGGTGCGATGCGGCTATGAAGCCGAAAGACACCCGCACGGCAGCACAAAAGGCGGCTCTGATAAAGCTACTTAAAGAGCTAAAACTGCGTTACCCCGCAGCCGTGATTTACGGACACCGAGACTTCGCCCGCAAGGCTTGTCCGTCGTTCGACGCAAAAGAAGAGTATAAGGACATTTGATTATGAGAGCAGTTGAAGTAATAAGCCTTATTTTAAATGTTTTGTTCGGCGGAGGGCTGTGGCTGTCACTCATTCAGATAAAGCAAATAAAGGAGCAAAAAGACGAAGAGATACGTCGCCTCAAGGCAGACACCAAGCAGGTAGCGGTCGACACCGAACGTGCCGAGATACAAAACATAGAGAACCTTGCCCGTATGTGGCGTGAGCAAGCCGAACTACTCGAAAAGAAGCTCGACGCTATGCAGGGCAAAATAGACAAATTGGAATACAATTTACTTAAAATGAACATACTTAACAATAAAATATATCGGCTGCTCGACAAGGTCTCGAGAGAGAATTGGGAGCAGCTTGTGGAACAAGTAAAAGACGAACTTAAACCGAACTTAAACAACAATTAAACGAATATGGACAGAATAATTTTCAATCATGTGCTACGCGGCTTCCCTGCCGACGAAAAGTTTATGCAAATAGTGGACCAGAACTCCACCTCGATAACAAATGTTTGTATCGCTTTATTTGGCAAGACTCCTACTATTGTCTGTGGACTTAATGTAACACGAATGAATAAACAAGGAGTCACGGATGTAACCGTTGATGACGGATTCTTATGGACAGGAGATGATTTGATACCGGTAAAAGGCAATGTTTTCTCAGGTATTGACCCCGACATAGACTTGTATATTTCGACAACCTCCACAACGGAACAATGTACTTTTTTTGACGGAAACCTATACGACGCATATTATAGCAATAAAGGGACAGTTGTTAACGCACAATTAAATCCTTCTACGAAATACCCTTTTAGGCTATCCACTATAGTACGAGCAAATATATGTAAGTCTGTCGTCTCAGATATTGATATTACTGATTTTAGTAATACAGAAAAACATATTCAAGGCTCTTTACGACAAACGGTATATTCCGATGGTCAGGTCAATATATGCGGAACATTCTCGGTATTTGCCTCTCCCATAGACTCAGAACTTTCTACCAAAGGCATAAAAGTGGCACAATTACCTTTTAAGAATACCGATATGGATGAGATAATACCAGGAGGAGTAGTGCCCCAACATTACGGAGTGGTATACCCCGCTTTAATAAGGGCAAACGATAATTTTTTAGAAAACATATATGATGAAAAAAAAATCTCTGTATCTCACTTTGTAAAAATGACAAAAGACGGCAGTCTATATGCTTATATCCCCGTTGAGTTATTTAAAATTCCTTTCCCTCCCGGTAAATCTCCGACAGCTATTTTTTATTTTGTCTCAGTAGACTTTACTTACAACAGTCGTAAATAAATATTCGATAGCAAAAATGAATAAGTTAATCGGACACTTGACAGTATGGAGTGCGGTAGTTTGCACAGTAGCAGTTTTGGGTAGTTGCACTCCTACCAAAAGTACGACCGCCTCGGTCTCGAAAAGCGAGACGACGCTAAATGAGCAGGACAGTCTGGTTCAGGTCCAGACCCGAACGCTCGACCTGCTCCTCCGTCGACTTACCGAAACAAAGGAACAACTGTCCGAATGGGCAACCGAACGTATCGACTACAACACGATTGATTATGATACACTTGGCAGAATCATTCGCTCCACAGCACAGACTACCGACAGGCAGGGCGGCAGATATAACGACCGGCATATCGTAGACAATACTACGGCAAGCATTACAATGTCGCAGATAGACAGCCTTATCCTGTCGAGCGAAAAGCGTATTATGTCCAAAATCGCCACAAAGAGTACGATAGAGACAAAAAAAGGCATACCCGCTTGGCAAAAAGGACTTATGATAATCGGTATTATATCTCTGTGTTATATCGCAATAAAAATACTTTTTAAAACCGTATTAAGACCAAAATGACAACATACACCACGATTCTCAAAAACCAGTCTCCACTCGACATAGCTCTCATACTTACAGGCTCCGCCGACAATGCATACGAGATAGCCAAAGAAAACGAGATTGATATGTCGAATATGTTGAAAACAGGAGAACAGATATATTACAACGGAGAAATAACGGACAAGCGTGTGTTTGAATATTACGCTGCTCGGGGTATCAGACCCGCAACAGGTATCGACACATTATATTCGGGAGATATAAAAATTTTTGATAGTACGTTTGATTTTACATTTGAATAAAAAGATGACAACACAAGAGTGGAAAAAGAAATTGACAGACGAGTGGCTCAAACAGCCGGGGATAGAAGAAGTTTACAGGATTGACCACGATAAGACATTCGACGAACAGTTCTCGGCAGTGAGCATAGAGAACTTACTGTTTTATGCCCAGGCATTCGGTTTGATGGTACTCGAAAAGATAGTAGGCGATAGGATCGCCAAGCTCGAAGAGCATTTCAATCGCCTTCGCCCTCATACCCTGAGCTGGTATGCAGAGAAAATCAAAGCGTTCCAAAAGGACGGTGATCTGAATAAGGATACCGGTGTGTATTCGAAAATAGACGAAAAAAAACGAATAGTAAAATACTGTTCGTTGACAGAAAGAAACGGCGTTTTGACCGCAAAAATAGCAGGACAAAAGGACGGCAAGCCGAGCCGTCTCTCCGATGATGACGTAAAAAAAGTATCGGCGTACGTCAGCAGGATAAAAGACGCAGGCGTAAGAGTGCTGCTATCGAGCGGAGATGCAGACAAATTCAACGTTAATTTGCTTATACATTACGACCCGCTGAAAAACTTAACGAAAGATAATATCAAGCAAGCCATATCTACATATTTGGAGAGTATGCCTTTCGACGGCATTTATTCGAACATGGCTCTGATAGATGCTATCCAAAAAGTAGACGGAGTGCGTGTTGCCGAGATATTGGAATCGTCGGCAAGCTACGGAAGCAACCCTTCTAAGAAAATAATAAGCACATACTCTCCTAACTCGGGCTATATGACGATAGTAAAGGATATAATAGAACTAAGACCGTACCAATATGATAAACTTTAAACAAGTAGTCGGGTTCGCCTTCTTACCCCGAATTTACACAGGAGTGGCAAAATCCATATTGACCGCTATGGGCATTGTCTTAAACGGTATTTTGAAAGGATTTATAGATTTGCACAAAAAAATAGACGACGACCTGTCTATTACACCTCAGGTATGTTTTTTGGAAAAGATACTCAACGACAAGTACGATGATAAGGAGCGTCGTATACGCATACAAGATATAGGGACAGTCAAAGGCTATTTCTTTTTCCGCCAAACAGACCCTAAGAAACAGAAGTTCTATTTCGGTAAAAAGGCGTATTTTGTAAAAGACACAAGATACAGCAACGCAGACGCAGGATTTGTCGTCGTATTGCCTATATCAATTGAAGTAACCAACGATATGCGAGCCTTAATAAACAGATACAAATTAGCTTCGGTTGAATATTGGATAGTAAATAGTACAAAAAAGGTATAATGGGAAAAGATATACCAGACGAATAATCGTAAGATTGGGAGAATAAACAAGCCTCCTCCATTTCGACGGAGTCCTCGCCTACCACGAAAAACGATTTTACGGTGTCAATCTACCGACGACGAGACAAATATCAAGTCAAAGGCGGGGTTGATACCTGTTTTTTTCATTTATCCTACCACAATGATTACGAGGGTATAACAAAGTACCTTCGATACAAATAACTAATAGAATAATTTTTTGTACTCGTCGTTTTAATCTTCTGCACTTTTGGTCTTGGAGGGGATACCTTTCTGAAATTTTTGAGCAAAGTTAGGTAAAAATTTTGATTTCTGTAATTGTATCTAAACTCACACTCCTTAATATG